ATCATTTAACTTGTAGAGGTCACAGATGGAACGAACAAATAGGGAAAGACGACGATTACTTTAAACAAGCGAGCAACAAAGCGGCTAGGAATTATTTAAGAAAGTGGGGAAGTTGGATAAAAAACGACGAGTATCAATGCCCAATCATACCAAATAAATACAATGTGGGCATAGTATTGGAAGGAGAGATGGAAAATTCCTTTTTGATAGACGCTTTGGAACCTTGGTGCAATACACTGTATTTAGAAGATAAAATTCAAGTCAATAAATACATATTTAGAGAACAGCCCAATACTTTGATGAATCTAAGCACCAGAGTTAAATCTGGAGCTCAACCTGACAACGACATTTTAGTTTACTTAAACGCTAAGACAGTAAATCAATTCACGATCCAGACTATCGGACAGCTTCCGGCAATTATTTCTGAGTCAGGAGAAGAGGGAGAATTTGAATTAGAGGGGATGAAAGTGATTATAAATAAAGTTCAACCCATCGGAATACCGATTAGACCTATGTTTCCTACCGCCGATTAACGATATTTATTACCAAAGAAAGACTAGTTCATAATGGCGAATGTATTACCAAACACGAGATATTCTGTTAATTTAACCATAGACGGGGAAAAAGTTACCATTCCGTTACAGTTCGAGATTGAGGATTCTCCTACAAAGAAGGGCATTAACATGCAATTCATCCTTCCTAAGGAAAAGATCCAAGACCCCAGAAAGAAACAGGAGTTCGCTAATAAAATATCGGTGGCACTACAAAAGAAATTCGGTGAAGCTGGAATTCCGATAGACTATAACGAAAGAAACGCGTATTTAAACGTGGCATCTTTCATAATTCCTTTGAACGCTGTATCAAGTTGGTTAATAAAAACTCTTAAAGGAGAATAGCAATGCCAAATTTTATAATAGACAAGTTTAAGAAAAATTCTACTAACGGCCAAGGAAGCATTTATTCAGGTCCTTTGTCACCGACCAGTTACATTCAACAAATGAAGGGAATGGCAAATATTTCAGCCCTAACTTCCACTTCTTTTGGATCTATTATACCGGCACCACCTCCAGTTCAACAAGCTACTGTTTATTACATGACAGACGAACTTGGGGACATCATAACAGACGAATCAGGAAATCAAATACAATTAGACACATCAAATTAATACTCAATAGAAAATGCCAACAAACGTAAAAATATCACAGCTTCCAGTAGTAACAACTTTAGGACCAACAGACGTACTTCCTGTGGTAGCGAGCGGTGTAACATCGCAAATTTCTGAAGCTAGTTTAGCAAACGTAATTGCTCAAAGCATTACAGGATCAGAAGTACTTTCTGTATTAGGAACTTCAATATATTCAAGTGGATCTGTTGTTGGTACTAGTGTATTCAGCACTTCTAGTGGTATTTTCATAGGATACCAAGCGGGTAACTCTGCACAAAACGCAGCACAATCTACTTTTATCGGATACGATGCTGGTTTAAACGATACTAACGCCTCTGGATCGAACTTCATTGGGTACCAAGCAGGAACTAGTGCAACTAATGCAGCTTATTCTAACTTCATTGGATACGCACTCGGTAGTTCAGCAACTAACGCGACTTATTCTAACTTCATTGGATACGGTATAGGATCTTTCGCAGCCAATGCGTCATACTCTACTATAATAGGGTACAATGCAGGAAATAACGGATTCAGTAATTCCATAGGAACTAATAACATAATCATAGGTAAACAAATCACGTTACCTAATAACTACAATAACGGTGTTAACATCGGAGGTTTAATCTTTGGTAGTGGATCTAGTGTAAATTTATCATCTACTTCAGGATCAGCAAACGGAGCAGTAGGTATTAATCAACCAAATCCAGCGTACAGTTTGGACGTAAGCGGTTCAATCCACCTATCTCAAGCTTTATTATTACAGCCTCAAGTTCCACTTCCAACTGGTACTACGGGTTCTTTAGCTGCATCAGGTTCGCATTTGTATTTCTATAATGGAACTTCATCAAACGCGGGTTGGGCACAGGTGATCTAAAATTAATCATTAGTTATGAAAAAAAATCAAAGAAAAACTGTCAGAGCAATATTCGATAACGCTGAAGACTTGAAGTGCGAACAGATAAAAGAGTCCGAGATACTGAAGACTTTATTAAAGCAGGAAGTTCCAAAAGCAATAGAAGACGCTATGGTGAATAGAAAGTCTTTCGCTTCCATATTCGAAATAAACACTACTAACAATTTCGTAGAGATCCACAAAAATTATTGGGCAGACTCACTCGCAACGTGCCTCCACTGGTACTTAGAAGACGGCACTGAGGACTACGAAACGTGCAATCACATCTCAAAGATGATTGAAACATTGAAAACGCCTAAAAAGTAAAACAATGACATCAGAACCCTACAAAGAAATACAGTTGGCCGTGGATTCTTTACTCGGATCCAAATCGACTGTAAGAAGAAAGAAACGTACACAATCGGACAGGAAGAAAGAGATGTTTTTCTCCATCATAACTTTAATGGAAGAAACCGTAATAAGGTCCAACATCGCGTACCAAGAGCTTCAGATTGATCTCTTTAAATTCGAAGATAAATACATTCAGATAATAGACATGCTCATGTTTATGAACTTCGGAGAAGACGCCATGGACGTTATAAGCTTTTATCTGTACGATAGAATAAATGACGATGGTTCTATCAATGCCATGAAGACTTTGGACGGACAGGAAATCGTACTTCAAAATCCTTACGATTTGTGGAACACAATAGTTATGTTGAATCCCAAAATAGACGAATAAATAAAGGTGAGAGGAAAGCGCAAAAAGTATCAGAAGAAATTACCGCACGATGTGAGCAAGGCACTCGGATTTCCCCACCTCGGACTTCAATTGACAGAGGACGAAATAAGGGAAGCAATGGCCAATTCTCGCAACGTGGCCGAAGCGTGTAGGTACATGGGAATAAATCACAAGACATTTAAGAAGTACGCAGAAATGTACATCGACCTTGAGACCGGAAAGACACTGTACGAAACTCACAAGAAGTACGGCAACCCTAATCTAGTACGACCAAGGAAATTCAAAGAAAACTTACCGAGAAAGTTTCAAAAACAAATAGATAAATTACTCACGTATAGAAAATGGACAAGTCCAGCCAGAGTTGCCATTTTAAAGAAGATGCTCATATTGCACGAACTTCACAAAGAACACTGCGAACACTGTGGGTACAAAGAAAAAAGGGTCAAGGACGAAAAGCAACCGCTATTGCTTCATTTTGTGGACGGGGACAGAAGAAACTGGCAACTTGAAAACATAAGGTGGTTGTGTTACAATTGTTATTTCATTCATGTATTCGACAGCTTCAGTGGAAGGGTGTTAAGAAACATGCAGTCCGCACCTTTAGTTGGGGAAGAAACTTCTTTTGAATCTAACCTACTATTTTATAACATAGACGAATCAATACTCAAAGAGATAGAACAAATGCAAAAGTTCTTGGACGAGGGCCGATACACAGAAGAAGAGGACCTAATAGATTTTAAGACCCAAGAAGAAAAGGACATGGAAGATCTTAAAAACATGGTGCAAGAAGTACAGTACGTAAAACACAACTTAGACGACGACGAGGACTCACTCATAGATAGAAAAATCTAAATACATAACTGATTGACACCCAATACGGTCGTCATAACTGATTGGTTTCCAATGGGAAAAATTCTCCATTGATAATCAACGAGTTGTGAATGCGCCCTGCTTGGATTCTGGCGCAACTGATTGGTTTCCAATGGACTTTTTTTCATTGGGATTTTTTTATGTCAATACTTTGTCGTAATTTTACCTATATTCACATCATTCTTATGGCAAAACGTAGAAGCGACAGAAATCACATCATATACGAGATAATTAACACTCGTAACAATAAACGTTACGTTGGCCTCACGGTCGCCAGGGGCAGGGCGTACAATAAGAGCGTTAGAATTCGTTTTCACCAACACTGCGTACGTGCGTTGGAAGAAAATAAAAATTGGGCATTGTACGAGGACATGCGTAAGTACGAGCCAAACGTGTACGAAATTAGAATAATAGACATAGTGCGCGGGAAAGCCGAAGCTCACAGATTGGAAACACATTACATACACAACTACGATTATAAATTAAATTCAACTATTAAAAATAAATAAAGTATGATAACAATCGGGAAATCACTATTGATAGTGTCCAGTGTAATATTAATTTACACATTAGTTAAAACAATATTTCAAACAATTAAAAAAAACAAGTAAGTTATGAGTAACAAAAATTTATTTCAAGCAGTAAAAGAATTCATCAATTCAAAAGAACCTGGAAAAACATTTACAACAAAAGAGTTTCACGATGCTATGAGAGGTATCGAAAGCAAAACGTTTTGGAAAGCTGCCAGCAAAAACGAGTTCTATCGATCTAACGTATACAGAGGGTATTTAAGACGTTTAGGTTTTGTTGAAATATTTACGCGAGGTACGTGGAGAATCATTGCTCCAATTCCAAGTTGGGTGGACAGTGGTACAGCTAACTTCGTGTTTGATTATATGTACAATTACAAGGCGGGCCAAAAGCCAACTCACTATCACGATCTTACGTTGCAAGAGACGAAACAAAAAATAGCAGATCACATTAAAAAATTCGAAAAAACTAAACAAGAAAATAGTATGAAAAACACACTGCACGAATTTAAAGAGGGAGACAGAGTAAAAATTTTAAGTAATATTTGCGGATCGGTAAATAAAGTCGGGGAAGTCGGAATCATTACTAATGTAACTACACGTTCATTAAAAGTCTTTGTTCCAGGAAACGGCGATGATAGTAACTGGTCTTCACCTACAGAAATAGAATTGACCGACGAACCACTTTCAAACACACAAATAGCAGATCACATTAAAAAATTCGAAAAAACTAAACAAGAAAGTAGTATGAAATATCATGAATTTAAAGTGGGAGACAGAGTAAAAATTTTAAGTAATCTTTGTGGATCTGTAAATAAAGTCGGAGAAGTCGGAATCATTACTGAAGTGGATGGCCCTTTATCAAAAGTCTTTGTTCAAGGAAACGGCGATGATATTAACTGGTCTTCACGTACAGAAATAGAATTGACCGACGAACCACTTTCAAACACACAAATAGTTGAGACTACTCAAAAAGAATACATTTACGCAGTGGTAACAAACAGTAGCATCTATGTGTTTAAAGCAGAGGACGAAGCCAAAAAATTGGTCAGAGAAAATGCAGCCAAACACAGCAAATTGTCGAAGATCTACAAAGTGGAATTTGGTGGCGCGCCATTTGGATTTGATCTACGTGATTTTCAATTTTTTGGAGGCAAAGAGATTGACATGGCTAAAGAATTGGCGAGAGAATTGGTCGGTGACGGTAGACACGGTCGAGTAGTGAAAAATTTGTGGTTCGTTACTGAGGGTCCTTATCACATGGTAAACAAAGACGGTGATAACGATTACGAATTGTTGGACGGTTACTCAGACGAAGACACACACACTTACGGGCCTTTCTTGTCTTACGAAGATGCTTGTGAGAAGTACGACGAAATAGATTTGGACGCTTGTGGTGGTATCGGTCAAGTGATTATCGAAGACAGAGAGTGCGGTCAAGTAAAAGAAAAGTTTCTCGTGAAAAAAATTGTAATCGACTACGATTACGATGAGAACGACGATTCTCGTATATTCTACGGAAAATAATTTAATTACATTTAATAAACAAATAAAAAAACTAAAGTTATGGGATTAGATATGTATTTAACAAAGGAAACTTACGTTAAGAATTGGGACTTCGTTGCAGACAAATTTGAGGTAATAGTAAACAAAAACGGGGAACCGATGAAAGGCGTGGATCCTTCTAAGATAAAAAACATAGAAGAGGACGCTGGTTATTGGAGAAAGTTCAATGCGTTGCACAATTGGTTCGTTCAAAATTTACAAGAAGGAGTTGACGATTGTGGAAAATATTACGTCAGTAAGGACAAAGTACAGCAAATTTTATCTATTTTAAAAGAGATAGATCAAGATAATTCTAAAGCAGAAGAACTTTTACCGACAACTAATGGATTCTTTTTTGGAGGCGCAGATTATGACGAGTGGTATTTTAAAGATATTAAATACTCCATTGATATATTTGAGCAAGTATTAAAGAACATTGGAACTGGATCGCACGATTATTACTATCAATCAAGTTGGTAATTTATGAGAGTAACCATTATAGTAATAGCTGCGGTAGTCGTAATAGTGGTTACCGCAGTTTATGTTAACTTCTTAAGAAAAGAAGACAAAGACATCTAAAAAATAAAAGTTATGACAATATATAAATCAGTATTTCCTCCTGTGTGTGTATTCGGTCCTCATAGCAAAAAATGGTACGTTATAGCCGACGGAATATGGCACCAAGTAAGTAAAAACATTCCTTGGCCGGAATTGGAAAAAATGTGGGAAAAAATTACCTACTCCACTCCTGCAAAACCCGCTAAAAAGGAAAAGACGATCAAAAAGTATTTTGTTGACGGCAGTAAAGGAAACAAGTATGAGATCGTGAACGACGAAGGATTTTGGAGTTGTAGTTGTCCGGCCCATGGATTCGGTCGCGGTAAAGATTGTAAGCACATCGCATTAATCAAATCACAAAATAAATAAGTTATGACAGAGCAGTTAAACATCGGTTACACAGTAAAACCAACAGAACAGTTAAGTTTGGACCAGTGGTTGACAGAATTTAAAGTGGGAAAATTGCACGTTAATAAGCAACCCATCCACAATGCTAACGAGATGATGAAGCAATATTCGAGTCAAGAAAATTATCTATCTAAAATGTTAAAAATAGTTCAAACAAAATTATGCTTAAACTAACAAAGAAACATCAATCATTTGTAGATTACATAAAAAAATCCTGTAAAGAGAAAGGCATCAAGTGCGAATTAAGAAATGTGGGTTACGTGAAGATCTCAAAAACTGAGGGTTGCACAGGATATTTCGACGATTACAATAAGAAGTTAGTGTGTTCGATGAAAGCACCCGACGCCTTTCACGTATTGGTGCACGAGTACGCTCACTTTACACAATGGGTGGATCAGTGTAAAGTATGGACAAGTTTGGGTGATAGCTTGGACATCGTGGACAGGTGGTTAAGCGGAGAAGACTTCGAAGACATAGACGATCATATAACTGCGTGCATGAATTTGGAACTTGACTGCGAAAAAAGAGCTGTCAAAATAATTCAAGAATTCGGTTTAAAGATTAATTTGGAAGAGTACGTAAAGAAAGCTAATGCGTACGTGTTGTTCTACGATCACATGAGACGCATAAGAAGTTGGTGTAAGAAAGAAAATATGCCTTACAGAAATAAGGTACTAATTAAGGCTATGCCTTCCACTTTTAAGATCAATTACAAAAAGCCTCCAAAGAAATTGATGGATATTTACGTAAAAGAGGGTATATGATCAAGAATAAGAACGTTGTGACAAGGGCAACTGCGTATAAAATCCTGTGGTGGTGCGTGTCAGAGTACGGC